GGTGTTATCCTCGCAACTCCCTCACCCGTTTCTCAAATTCCCGTCGCTCTCTAAGCGTCCAGAAGTGTCCGGCGTCAGCAATTGCCAACCCGTAAGCATCAAGACGAGAGAGTGATTTGATCCGGCGAATTGTAGCGATGATTGTTGGTCGCGATAAGTACATCGAAGTTAAGCATACACACTATCGGTCAGTTTGCAAATAGTTTTGTTAAACTTTCGCCAACTTGGCTCTGTGGCCGTTGCTTGGTATTACAGTTTCACGTGAAACATCGGCAGGCAGCGTCATAATCGTAAACGGTGGTCGGATGGAGGTATCAAGCTCCGCTGCCGCTAGCAGTCCTCGATTAACGATGTCCTCAGCCAGCGGATCTTTCAGCAATGAATAGGCGGTGTACATTGCTGCGAGCGCTTCCTGATCCGCGCATCCAATTGCGGCATACGGCGTACAAGACTCAAACACACCGTAACCTCCGTCAATAGAGAACAAGTGCTCGCGCACGCCGACTAAATAGTCTCCATCCATTTCAACGGTATTCGATGAGGTGGTAAATTCGGTGCCGCCTTCCTTCATCAAGGTGCGAACGGCGGGGGCGAACTTCGTAACCATATAGTCCATCAAGTCTTCCCCTTGCGGCAGTGGCGGCGGTTGGAGCACGTAACGCATTAGCTGTCCAGCTCTCACAGTACCCGATCCGCCGATTAAGAACTCATCAAGCCTGAATACCTTGCCAGCCACGCCAATCCGTACGTTAGCATTACGGGAGACGCTTACCGCGTCACCGCCGATGCAGAGTTCACCGTTGATAACCGCTCCCGCTATACAGGTCATTGGATCAAAGTCCCTCCGTTAGTCGGAGCTATAGGGATATTGGGCATGGCTTCTTTCTCTTTTTCACGTTCAGCGAGGATCGCGCTGCGTTCGTCTTCATCACTAACTCCCGCGACTTCCAGCACCTTGTCATCGTTGAATATTCCCTGGGCTTTCTTAGCGTTGTCCAAACGCTTCCCAGTGAGCGTGATCGTGTCGTCCTCTGTCATCGGAATCAGCGGCCGGGGCATGATAGCCATGTTTAAATCACCACGGGCGTACGAGTCGAGATCGAAGGGCGCGAACTTAGCTTGCGCTTCAGTTTTCAGTCTCCATCCTTCACGATTTTCTCTAAACCTGAATCCCCCAATCGCCGCAGCCATCTGAAACAGCTTAATCGATTGCGTGTCATAGTTGCTCGAGACTTCCAAAACACGCGAGTAGACATCGCCCATCATACGCGCTGCGCCGGGTCCGGTAACTTCACTCATTTTACGCAACTCCTGGTACATGCCGAGTTCAGGGAAGTCGTGTTCGATCTCGGTTAGCAGATGGTCCATTGCGGGGATGGCTTGTTCGGGCTGAAGATTACCAGTGAGAGGCACCCAGCTTGCTCCCTTAGGTGCCTTGAGCAGGAGCCGGCGCAGTGTACGCATTGCCGTGTTAGCGCCAACCGTTGCAAACTCGTCTGCCGTAGTAGAACGAGTCACCTTGATCGCATTCGCCTGCTCGCCAATGCGACCCACCCCGCCATCACTGGAGATGATTCCCGGTGAGTCAATCAGCGAGTCAATGTGATCGTGCGTGTGCGAGGCGAGTCCGTTTAACTCATCAATCTTACCGATACTGCCGCTAATCGCCGGTGCGCCATACACGCCCTCGCCATCCACGCCCCAGCCCTCGTCAATGTGCTTGCACCAGACTGCGGGGACGAAGCCATAGGGATTGTCCTCTTGCGAAGTGATCTCGTCATCACGGTACTCGGTGATGGAGTCTTGACCCACTTCCTTGCGATAGGTATAAGTGTCGCCACGCTCATCGGTAGCCTCGTACTCCAGCGCGTAGAATTTGACGTTGCCTACATCGTCCAACACCAGACTTGGACCATCGTCCTTAGCACGATCCGCTATCAATCCCGGCCATCTGACTGCCGCGGTAATCTTGCCACGCTCGACGTTGTCAACTGCTTCGACTAAGCATGAGCCCGTGGCACCCCCGTAACGGACCATCAGCTTGTTATTCGACTGCCAGTTGGACCACTGCCAGAATTGCGCCACAGCCAGCTTTAGCCTTTCATCGGTATCGTCAGAGAACGGGATAGCAATAGCAACACCGTCAGGAAGTTTAGTCGCGTCTTCGCTCAGCACGCCGGGATAGACTTGCGCGACGTAGAAGTTGACGAGGCGGCGAGTCGGGTTGTAAATCGAGCGGATATTGCGATAGAGGACGTAGTTGGCATGATAGCTGGCCCATGCGGCAAGGTTGTCAAACACGGAATTGTCGTAGTAGGACCACAGGAGATTGAGCCGCGAGCCAACGCTATCGGCCGAGTCGGACTCGCGTGGTCCACGCCAAGCGCTTATCGCTGCTCGTGCTGCCATGCCCATCCTTTGGAAAATAGTTGCCACACCGTTAATCAATCAGAGCGGAGCACTGCACGGAGATAAGCATGTAAGAAGTGGTTTTCGGTGAACTAAAGTCCGCCACCGGCCTGAGCGCTATTTCGACTTTAACACCTTCAGAGGCGGCATTTTCGAGTGCTTCATTTAGCTGGCTGGTTAGCACCTTAATGCTGTTAACCGCAAGAGATTTACGCTCATGATCGGTCGGATAAAATACACATCCCAGCTTATGGTTGATTTCGTCGGCACGGAAGAAATCTTCTGGCCCACAACAAACGGCAGTACTAGCCTTTGCTTTCGGCATTTGTTCTTTTTGTCCTCTCCGGTCTAACGTCCTCGATAGTTGTCTAACTCTTCCGCAACGACTTCGTCACCTTCCCCTGTAATCGTCAATTGCTAAAGCTAACTCTTCATCCAGATCGCCAATCCCGCGATCCATTACCGACTTTAACATCAATGCCCTGGCTATTACTGTATCATCATGCATGCCCTCGGGAGCAGAATAAGTTGCGCGCCCTGTAATTGCAGACACTTTTGACTCGTAAGCGACCAGTTCAGCGGTGGCGATAGGATTGTTTAGCCACTGGTACTCGCAACGCTCAAGCGCAAGCGCGAGAGATTGAATTAATGGCCCTTTGGACAACGCAGTGGTTTCAAATGCAATTACCGGCAACCCTTCTGCTTGCAACGCCTCAATGTTAGGCGAGCCAATGGAATTATGTTCAGCGAGAATATGGCTAATGGCCCACTTATCACACGCTGCTTTAACTCGTCCGCGTTGAAAGGCCCACTCGATCTTATTGAACCTGTCTAGTTCCAGCTCACACTTACAATCAGCACAGCCAATGGAGTGCGCCGTAAAGTCGTGTTTCTGACCCCAATCCAGCCCGGAAACAATTCGATGGCCTGAATGCTCAGGAGGTTGCGGGTTTAAGGGGGCGGTTAAGTTCGGCATGATATTTCTGAATACCGCACCATCTGAACGGAGAAACTCAGCAAGATATTCCTGGGCAAAGGTTAGCTCAGGCAGTTCCTCCTTCGCTTTCTGTACTTCATCGACTGAAATATAGGGATTGCTAGTTGTAGGAAACTGCCAACTGGCCCAATCAACCATCAACGGATCTTGCCCGTAGTCAAATCCCTGCTTGAAGAAGTTCATACCGCGTGGCGTGGAGAGCCAATAAGCGTCGCCTTGGTAGTCAGTAAGCGTGGGCCTGATTGCCGCCTGCCATGCTTCTTGAAAGTTTGGAATCATCGCTGCCTCATCGACAATCACGCGCTTATACTTACGGCCGCGCGCACTATCAGGCGAGTCCAGCGACCACATGTCAACTGATCCGGCACCAAGCTCTAATCGGTGCTGCTGTACGTTAACCGCAGTGATTGCCGGCTGTAGCATCCGGCGACAGTCGCGCCAGACCTCAGCTAGCATCTTGTAAGTTGGGGAAAACCAGGCAATCGGCCAACCGTCATTTGCAATGCTGGCTAGCTCAATACCGAGTAAAGTCTTGCCGAATCTACGCCCGCAAGCGAGTACGTTAAAACGCTTGGATTGATTAATAATTTGCTGCTGTGC